CCCAAGGCAGCGACCGGGTCAGCGTTCTGGATCAATGGCCCAGTGAGAGTGCCTCCTGCCAAAGGCAGAAAGACATTGGGGTCGTACAACTTACCATTAACATAAAATGATTCTGCATTAAGGGTGCCGTCCCCCTTGACCCCTCCGGTCGGATTGCCGATCACCATCGCGCCCGTGTAATAAACAGCGTGCCCCTCAATGGTCCAAGGGTCAGGCTGCGGCTGCGGACCCGCGACATTCATCCCAGCTATTGAGCCTGACGAAGACGCAGGAGAGACTGTGGCTTGAGGTGCAGGGAATGGGTTTTTCATGCGGTAGGCCAGCAAACAGCAGTGAACTTGTGCGACGCACTATTGCTCGCGACTGTCACTGGGGTGATGGTGTTAGGGACGACGGTGTAGGATTGCCCTGGTTGAAGAGCGATGGTGGTGCCGTTAGCAGTCAGCTTAGCTGGCCCTACCTGATCGACATAGAGCACTTCATTGGCTGCTAAGCCCTGGTCGGTGGCCGACAATGGGTTCACCACATAGCCACCCGCCTGATTGACAGGTATGGCAATAACTGACGTTCCTGGAGTGATGGAAGTCTGGGTGTTGGTACCTGCGACTGGGGTTGCCATGTCACTTTTCCTTCATTCTTGCGCGTTGGCTCTTGAATGGAGGCAGTTGCTTCCTTGAGCCTGTTGTCGGTGGGGGAAGGTTGTTGAGATAATCAATGGTTTCCTGAATGGCTGCCTCACCCTGATCGAACAAGGCTTGATCCTCCGCTGTCACCGCGCGGTTCCATGGCGGCTTGATCTTAGCCATGTAGGTCCCGTTGACAGTGAATGCGGCTTGAATCTCGGTGTAGAACAGCTGGCGTTCATCGCCCGGAGGTAGCGGTGCCATCACCCCTTGGAAATAATCCATTGCGCCTTGGGTCGTTGTGCCCATGGTCTGCTCAACAGTAACTATCGGCGCGACATAAAGGCCGATAGGGCCATACTTGCCAGCTATGCAATCTGCCCAAACCGTTCTACCATATTCTTCTGTGTCATTTGGGCTAGCATTGAAGGTGCCCGGCACCCCATTGGTGATACAATCAAGCTTGACCGGACTCATTGCTGGATTTTGTGCGGAGTCAGCCCAACGAGGAGCATGCAACGATTCAATCATGTCATCAATAGAACTCGAAGAAGTAGTGGGCATTTTAGGCTATCCTCTGGTAAACATAGTTGGTGATGATGAAGTAACCACCCGCATTCTGTGACACGCTTCCCAGCTGCTGCCAGGTACCCGGCCAACCCGCATCATTAGGGTTATTAGTGCCTCCCGGTCCACTTGTCATCCACACGCTGCCTGGCCCGCCATAACCTGACCAAGCGCCAGGAGGTCCTGGAGGCCCAGCTGGGCCTTGAGACCCAGCGCCTGGCGGTCCAACAGCGCCTTGCGGCCCAATGGGTCCTGCTGGGCCTTGGGGGCCTTGTGGCCCGGTAGGGCCAGCCACCCCGGTTGGCCCGGTAGCACCTTGCGCACCTACTGGGCCTTGCGCTCCAACAGTGCCAGGTCCAACCACAGTGAAGTAAGCTGGCGTCCCAGAATCATTGTAAAGAAATATCAGCTCAACGTTAGCAATAATGTCCCCCGACACCATCGCCACCCCATTGGGCTTGTAACAGGTGAGCGCCCCCAACCCATTAAAGTTAGCTGTACATGCCCCGGTATTAGCATTTTTAATACGGATGTTGAACTGCATGCCTGTCGCATAAGCGGCAGGAGCTGGGGAAACAGTAGCGACAATCGCATTGGGGGTGCCAGTGTCAATACCGTTGTGGATGACTCCAACCCCGATGCGTGGTATGTAATCAATAATTTGATAACTGGCATTGCCACAATTGACGATCAATATACGCGAGCCAGCCGCAATGTCCCCGCCCTGCAGTGCTCGTCCCAATGTATCATTCAACGGCAATGGGGCTTGCCCCATGATGATAACATCAGTTGCCCCAGTGTTAGCATAACCCACAGCAATCAGCATCACCTGCCCATTGACTGGGTTGCCATTAGGGTCGGGCGAAAGGGTGGTGACTACAATATGATTGGGGGAGCCGACATCCACCCCATCATACACCACTGCCGTATTGACCCCTACTCCGGTCTGTACGAAGGAGGATAAAGTGTCCGCAGTGACCAGATTGGAAATGCTGTCGCCAGGATTCCAGGACTTGGCCTGGGTTTTCTCCTGCGCACGGACGATGTTGAATGTGTCCCCATTAACCTGGGTAACGTGAACAATCTCCTGAATGGTTCCAGTAGCAGCATCATAGAAGGTCGCACAGAAATAATCACCTGCTGTTCCGGGTTGCGGAAATTCAACACCAGTGCCTGCGGCGACGTTGACCTGAGTGTCGGTGGGGCCAATCGAACCCACAATGGTGGTAGAGGCGTCATTAGCGAACAGGACGGTCATCTATCTCATCCTATAACGATGTTGAAGTTAAACTGAAAGGGCAGCTCAAGCACCCCAGCATCAAGAGCCTCCGCAAACTGATTAATGTAGTCAGCACGTTGATAAGTCACAGCTGTCGAAGTAATGGTATTGAGCGGCACCACACCCCACCTCGAAGCCCCGCCAACCCCAATTCCTCCGCGTGTTCCATTAGGGCCAAACCGATTGGGTAAGCACCCGCCCGTCACTGTGCGATCAATGAGCGGGAACCGAATGGTACAAACATAATTAGGACCAAAGGTGATGGAAATGTCATCAGTGTTATCGATATGCGGGCTAGATCCATTGACCCCCACCAAGAAGCGTTTGATACGCCGCTTGAGCCAACGAATGTTAAAGTAGCGTCCATCCCCTTTTTGATAATGCCACGTTAAACACCTCTTATAAAAGTCATCGTCCGCAATCACCACACCCTTAGGCTGCTGCTTGACCAGCTTATTGATTGGAACCAGCTGATTAGGGGTCCAAGTGTTTAATGCGCCAAGCACTGCGCCCTTCTGGGCATACACCCATGGGCGCTTGTATCCATAAATCCCTTCCGCGACCCAATCCAGCAATGGCCCCTTGATAATCGCATCTATGTAAATGGGCAGATTGAGCGCATTGAAGGTGTCAACATAATCCTGCTGCATTCCATTCTGCGAATCAACAAACGCCTGGCAATCGTCATCATCAGTGTATTGCTGGTAAAGGTAAGACGGAATAACCTTCTTGAGGCCTGTCGGCTCATCTGGTGGAAAAGTCCCAGGAACAGGGGTGGCAGAGCCCTTGACAGCAATCGATGACGTATAAAAATAAGAACTGAATGAATGTCCCTTGCTGAATGCATCCACCCATACATGGGTGCCAGCCGGCACCAGGAACTGCTGCCCTGGTTCAATCTTGCTGGTGATTGCATCTTCTTGCCGCGACGGTGGCTTAACAATGCTAACGAATAAGGCTTCTGGCTCAGGTAAGCCTTGATCCCTTCCCTCAAAAGGGTTGGTGACAACCCCTCCAAAGTTAGGAAGACCCACTGGCATCAATTGAGTCGGGAAGCCTGGATGAACGATTGTACTCGTCAACCCTCCGACTATTTGATAATTTGGATAAAGCGGCATTAGAAGCCGCCTTCCTTGAAGGTAATCTTTGATAGGTCGGTGATGAAATAAGAGTTTTGGTCCCCATAAATCACCCCAGTGCCTGGTTCCGGAGCGACTGGCATCCCATCAATGCCCACAGAAAAAGTGAGTATAGTTACAGCTTCTGCAGGCAATATGTTAGCGACTGATTGTAAGAAAATACTGGTCATGTCATAAATATTGATTGGGGTTGTCCCAACTGGCAATGAATTGATATAGTCCTGAAGTGTTGGGCCAGCCAGCGATGCCACTGCGCTTGGGCTCACATAGTTGGGCGAATCTGTCTGCCAAGTGACTTCGATCGTCACAGTTTCAATAGGGGGAAGCACATAGGGAATAATATAGTTATCAGGCCAATCAACTATGGTCACCTCTTCTACGATAGGGTTAGGCGTCACCAAGCCCCCAGTAGTGTAAGTTGACCCGGCAATATTGGTGTTGAATGGAATGGTAAAGGTATTGAGCGACGGTTGGCCCCCAACGGTGGGCACTGTCACTGTGAATTCCTTCCCATTGAGGGTTGGGAATACCCCGGTACCGACCACCCCATCAATACGTTCAATCATTCCAGTGATGAGATTGTGATTCTGAATGGTCGTCACTATCGCAGGATTACCGCTTGAAATGTTGGTGATCTCAATGGGAGCAGGTAAAAATCCCCCGGTCCAGAACAATGCCCTCCACATCGCATAAGCGACTTGATAAGGGTCGCCGCCTCCACAGATAGCGATGTACCGGCCGGTCGCCTTGTCCTGACGCGCACTCACCAGTCGTGCCTGCACCCCTGGCACCTGCCCCAGCAAGGTCTTCATATAGCGGGACATGCCAGTACTAGCAGCCAACCCTGCTGTCATCACCCTGTCACGAAAATCAGCGATATTTTCACCAGCTGTTGAAGGGACACCATCGGTTGGATTAGTACAAGTGACCAGATCGACAACGCTGGCTGGCAACGAAGTAGCAAGTAAGGTCACTGAACCAGCAGGCACTGCCCACGTTCCAGGAATCACCGCTACCGCATACATGGGCAAGCTCTGCCCATCAGCCCCAATAATACCCCCATCCTGAATGACATATTGATAAGATCCATCACCAACGATGAACCCTTGCACAATCACCAGCCCCGGTGGCCCATAGAACACCACATACACTGAGACGTTGGTGGCGACCTGAGGTGTCAACCCATAAAGCACACCGAACTGCTGGAGCAGGAACGCATTGGCCCCATTGGGGGATATTGAATTGACCAGATCAACCAGGAATGAATCTGACTGGACACAAGCCGCCACATCGGTAGAGGTGATGTCCTCAACCAACGCTCCTGGCAGATTAGCGGTGAAATCTGGGTTGGTGGCAGCTACAGCGGCGACCAATTGCGCGCGCAACTCCGCAGGAGCTTGCGGCTGCAGCCCTTGCGCGCTCATAATCAATGGAAGAACAGGCACGAATCTTACCCTTGTTAAATGGGCACCGCGCGCTCCAGCACCGCGCCATAGTTGGTGAGAACGGTAATGCTGTAGAACGGTGCTGGCCGCCTACTCTCATCAATTACGTCATCCATCTTCTGCAACATCAGCGACATGAAATAAGGGGCATAGCGTTGCTGGATGATTGCCATATAATAATCAGGATGAACCTGGGTAACAATCGAGGTATAGGCAGGAATGCCCCAGTCTGCCCAAAATGGAGGAAGCTTCTCAAACAAACGGAGACTCCCCAAGGTTTAACTTAAGGCACTGCGCCAACGCAGTTAACATCACCATGTCATTAAAGCCCTGGACATCGGTGGTGATTTCCTGCCAGGTCTTTTTACCTGTCAAGACATCTCGGGTCCTGCCAAAGATTCGCATTGTTTGCTCCATCGTTTATGATTAGCCTCCCCAGCTATAGACCGAAGCCGCTCAGCAGCCTCGGGATGCTGTTTCCACCAGCGTTTTCTTGCCTCGACCATTTTAGCCTTGGTTTGATCGCTGGCCTTACGTCCAGTGTTGAGTCGACTGATTTCTTCGCGTCTCGCTTGCTGAGCCATTCGCATATTGAAGATAGCTGATGCTGATCTTTTGCGCCCTAAAACACGATTCCGTTGCTTAATCCGATGTTCTGGGTTAGCCCAATAAGCAATAGAGGCTACACTCATCTTTTGTCGTGCTCCAAAGTTATGAATGTTATGATGATCAATTAACAACTGCGCTTCTCGCATACGTTGTCGGCTTTCATTTGACCGTTTTGCTCCTTTATGTACTGCCATTATTTTTGCTTTGCTCAATTCGGAAAACTCGATCTTTCCTTCACCACCAGCAGTTAGATTGAGCAATGGTCCAGTTTTAAGATCACGTCTTCCTAACGCAGCAATCAAGGCTCGTTCACAGGCACAAACGTTTTCATACGAAAGATGACGACGCATGACAATAACTGGTGTCTCCAAGCCCAACCGTAAGGCTTTGCGAATTGTTGAGATCAAATACGGATTACTAAAATCAGTTGCTGGCCGATTACCACGCGCATTGCTACTATGAACGAATGGACGCCAAGAGCGTTTGCCAATGCCCACATAAATTGGCTCAATGGGTTCATAGGGCCGAAAAAGTAGGTAGATTATCCAAGATTTCATGTCTTATGTCCCTGGTCCTGCCGTAAATACGCATAAGTTCCTTGTCCCTTTACAGTCTCAATGTTCCGCTTACGTCGCTCAGTGACACTAGAGACATGACGCTCAAAAGGCGCAAAGTTGGTGCGCTGGAGCATGTGCTGTGCCATGATACCATGCGAGTAAGTCGGAATAGGGTAATTGGCCATGTCATGCACTGGTGCTGTCGATCACCAACCCTTGTTGAACTAGCGCAGCTATCAGCGACGCCAGCGCCGCATTGCCAGCTTTAGCACCGTTGACCACCTTCGGTGCCCAGTGACCTGTCGAGTTGTCGGTGATCATATTAAGCGCCACCAGCGCCGCCAGCAGCTTCTGGGGAATGGGATCAGTCACATTCTGAGCCCCAGTGGGCACACTCCAGCCCCCACACGTCATCGACTCTGCTGAGATAGCGCCGCCCGCTGAAATGTTGCCTCCTGCTGACATGTTAGCGCTGGACATCAAGCTGCCAATGATATTGACCAACGTGGGCTGAGTGGGTTGTGGAGGTGTCGTCGCGTCATACTGATAAGTTTGCGAGGGTGCACCAATATTCAACTGCTTCTTGACGACCAGATTGAGCAGCCCTTGCAAGGCGGAATGGGTGACGTCTCCCTGCATCGATGTCGAGGTTATTGCTTGTTGAGCCAGATGTAAAATGCCTTGCACCTGCGAGGGCAGCTGCGCACCCAGCGCCGCGTCCGCGATGTGAGCGATGCCTGTCCCAGACATGTGAGTGATGCCTTGCAGCACTTGCGGCATCGACGACAAGGGCATCAAATTGTCAGAAACGTGTGCTATCCCCTTAATCGCATTGACTGCTAGATTGCCCAGCTGATCAACATTAATCGTTGTCTTCGGAATCAGCGCTGCCAAAGGTGCCAGCACTTCTCCTTCCAGCGGCGCGCTCTCTTGCAAGGGCACTCGTTGGCGCGCCTTAAGCCAAGCGTGGCGTGAACGCGCCCCCATGTTTCTTAAACGTCGTTGATAAATAGGATTTGATCCACCTGGCGGTGGGTCCTCTTTGGGCTTTTGCGAAGATTGAATGATCTTGATTCCGTTGGGCCCACCTGTTAGGGTTAATTGATCATAGTCGCGGTCCTCGTTGCTGGTGCGACTGAAAGGCTGAAAGCTGAGCGGGGTCAGATTGCCCTTGGGATAGAAATTGGTGTAGCTGCCCCCAAGACCCGTTAGTGTCTCAGTGTTATAATTCGAGGGCACAGCATAACCCTGGTCCCCGACCTGCGTGGGCTCACGCACATAGCGCGAGAACGACTGAGGCAGCTTGATGGTGGGTAAGGTCCAAATCGAATTCTGCGGCTCAAAGGCCACCGTAGTAAAGTCCTTGTCGATCTTGGTGACATGACAAGGAATTGACTGTGCTGCAGTTTGCTGAAAGTTATTAGCTCGCCGGTCTGAAACATTGACCAGCGACTGGAAGAGCGGAGTCTTGAGGGCGTTGTCGGTCATGGATTAGTCTCGAATTGCCCGTTACGGAAGATCAGGGTCGAATACTGAAAATAACCTGCCACCATATTAGCATAACGCGACGCATGGCCCATCACCGTGATGACGCCGGGGTCATCGGCCGAGAATTGGAAGCGTTGATCAACTAGTGTCAAACAGTCTCGCTGTCCGTTGATGACGTCAGGTACAAAACCTTCCAAAGTGTAACGCACTATCTGCCCCGCAGGTCTGTGCATTGGAGACTGCATAGTGGCGACCAGCACCCCTTGGGTGTCATCATAGACCATCGCTAACACTGGCTGGCCGGTGGACGTTTCAACCAGCGGGACAGTGCAAATCCATACCCCATCAAGCGTGTAAAGGTTGATGAAATATCGTTGTGCTGCCACATTCCAACTGACAATCATGGTAATGTCCTGCCAGTCGAGCTTCACAGTCAATCGTGGCGCATTAACGTTCGACGGGACAAAGGGAATGTAAATAGTCACGCGTGACCGCCCCAATATGTTGGTCCATACGCAGGAGGAGCCAGCACTTGCGAATAAGCTATATTAGCCCCAGACCCAACACCAGGGCCTGATGGCCGACCAGACGGTACACCTAGTGCTGTCATCGAAGGTGGGGCAGCCGAGGGTCCCGAGCCCATCTGTGGCTGTGAGGTAATCGAGCCCAAGCCAGCCCCGGCTCCCGACAATGAACCATCGGTGATTACCCCATTGGTGATCTTGCTCATCAGTGCGCTCTGCGCCGCGTGCAAGTCTTGCAGGGTGACGAGCGGGCGCTCAAAGTCGAACCGCCAGGCATTTTGAGGCAACTGCGACGAGCCTCGGGACGCGTCACTCAACCCTATCATGATCAAATTGTCATAAATGTAGGAAGGTGTTGCGACAACATAAGTGCCACCAGCATTGTTATGAGCGTCGAGACGTGCCTTGACGGTCTGCATAATGGTCAGCTTCTGGCCCCAGGCATTGGAACCTCGCATGGGTGTATCCCAGATCAACGAAACGTGCAGGGGATCACGAATGATCGCATTGGCCGCATAAGCTTGATTGGCAAAAGGGTACTTTGCCACGGTCTGCGCGACCAATGTTCCTCCAGGCATCACGTTGAAAGCACCAAAGGCATTATCGAGATCAAATTCATCTTGAGCGACACCAGAAAGATTAAACGTTGACGCAACACCCGTTGCCGCACCAGGATTGTAAGCCCCTCCCGCAACCTGACTAGCAGGGAAAGCCCCAGGGTTAACAATCGACAAAAATGGGACCATGCCCGAAGGCACATTCGATACCGGAGGCCCAGTAAGAAATATGGGGCTGACTTGAAACGACAGCTTCCATTGACTAATTGAAGCCATCAGCGATACCTTTGCACTGCGCGCAAGCGATAACGCTGCGACTGAGGGGTCGTAGTCTCAAAAGGCGTAAAACCCAGTTGCTCACCTGTCACCCCCAGTGGGTTCGACAACAACTGAGCTTCAAAGGCCGCGTTTGTCACTGTACCCGTACACTGCAGCGACCACGAGCCGCCATCAGGATTGCGACTATCGCCCACTGCGGTCACTTGCTGCAAATTCACTGGCTGGTTGGCGAAGTTGACATTGAGCGACTTCACCGTGCCACGCGCTATCTCATCTGTAGGAGTGACAAATTCCAATGTGTCAGGAGGCAGAATGACAGTCACCGGCGGATAAATGTCTGAGCGCATTGGGGTGCGGAAGGTGATCACATTTGATTGCAGCCAGGTTGGCTGCCCGATTAACTCTTCGAACTTCAGCGTCGGACCCTTATAAACGCTGGTGTAGTCGGTGACGATGATGCGGGCGCACTTGACAAAGGCGTGAATGCCCTG